TGTTGATAATGAAGATATCTCTGCATTAAGCAAGGCATTACAAGGTGCTATTGCGATGAATGTTCCACAAAGTGTTGGTGGTATAAATTACTATCAACCTATTCTTGGTGTTCTAACATCTTATCTACAAAGTCAACCTGTAGTTTCTGGTCAGAAAACTCAAGTTCCAGTAACTAAGTATAGCAAACTTATTAGTACTGCTTTGCAGTATAAAGATGCGGGAGATGCAGCACAGGCTCTTAATGATGCATACTTCTTGGCTTTTGGCACTTTTCCTTCTAAAGAAAATATTGCTGAATTTCAAACTAAATGGAACAAAGAACGTGAATCTCAATTACCAAAAGAGACTACAACTGAGGTAGTTACTCCTACTCCTAAGAAGGATGCTAAGGGTAATATCATGAAGGATAAGAATGGTAATATTATTTATGAGTACACTACAAGCACTAATAAAGTAACTACTGGCGAAGATTTTACCGCAGAAGAACAGAAGCAGTTCTTGGCTAACTACATTGTTCAGCATGCACCTAACCAAAAGTGGGATTTAAATACACTTGGTGGTAGTGCTAAATCTATCTATGATGATATTGCTAATACATACAAAAATAACTATTTAGATGTACCTGATATATCAGTTCTAAAAGATGTAATTATTCCTGTTCTCTCTGCAGCTGATGATAAAGTACAAACAGAATTAATGGACCAGTTAAAGCGCAAGGTTCGTATTGCTGCATCTAAGAACTGGGCAGGTTTTGGACAGGATATGTTAGACCAGAATGCTGATGCATCTACATTTCTAAGTCCTATTATGACAAATCTTGGTAAGGTACTTGGTACAACGATTGACCAGAATGACCCATTAATAAAGAAGATTATTAACTTTAAAGATAAGAATGGTGCTGTTCGTGTTGCTAATGCAGAAGAACAAAATGCACTTCTGTTTGATGATGGTCGTATCTGGAATACATCAACATATCGCAACATGGGTGCAGACCTTGGTCAAGCACTCCAGAGTAAGTTAGGTCGATAATGGCAACAGCACAACAAGCACTTGCAAAATTAACATCTGGCCAAACATTAACTGCTGAGGAAAAAGCACTACTTAATATCAAGCCTACAACTACTACTTCTGCTGCTCCTACTACTTCTGCAACAGCACGTCTTGATGCAGCCGCTGCTGCTAATGCAGCAAATGCTGCTTCAACTATTGCAGCACTTAAAGATTTAGGTGTTGGTGGAACAACTACTACCCCTGCTAAACAATTAAATGAAATGACTCCTGAGGAGTTAAAGGCTTTTCAGGCTTCACGTTTAGCAGATGTTACTAAGACTCGTGAAACAGGTGGTGGAACAACTCCACCTTATGATGCACCAACTGGAACACATTGGTCATTTATGAATGGTAAGTGGACTCTCTATAAAGACCCAACACCTGTTACTTCGCCAGTTGGAGGAGGTGGTGGTGGAGGCAAAGGCGCTGGAGCCACCGGTGGCGGTGCTGTAGATAATACCGTAACTACAAGCACATTAGATGTTAATCCTACCCTTGCAATTACTAAAGCCTATATGGTTAACATGGGTTACCCAGCAGACCTAATTGATTCATCTACTGAATTCTTAAAGAATTTGATTATAGATGGAATGACACCATCAAACGCTGTAGATATTCTTACAACCGCCAAGAACTATACAACCAAGTCTGGCAAGGTTATTGATTCTCCATTCTATGCAGCATATGGTACATATAACGAAGGACTAGCAAAACCAAAGACCGCATCTGAACTATTCAATGCTGTTGAAGGTTACAAGGCTACTGCTGCAAAATATAATCTTTCAGACAAGTTTAAGACTCCTGAATTCATGAAAAATCTAGTCAAAAATAACTGGACAGTTGCTGACTTTGACCAGGCTGCTAATACTGCTCGTTTGTTTGCTGTTACTTCTGACCCTAAGAAGGTTGAAGCCATGAGAAAACTAGGCTATATTAACAATAGCCAGGACTTGACAGATTTCTATCTTGACCCTACAATAGGCAAGGAAAAGATGCAGCAAAATATTGCAACTGTTGCCTATGGTACTGAGGTGCTACGTCGTATTACTCCAGAGAACTTAATGACCTTCAATCAGGATTTCATTAATAAGGTTGGTGCTTCATTTGCTCAACAAGGTTTATCTGAGGCAGAGGCTACTGCTGCTGCGGTAAAGGGTGCTCAAAATCTTTCTGAAACACTTGCACCAACATATGCCCTTACTGGAATCTATGACCGTGGTGCTAACTTAAAGGTTTCTGATGTTCAGACAGCGCTTGAGCAAGAGCAATTGACTGGTATGCCATCAGAACTACGTAAGAAAGTAACCCAACAGAATATTGCTGCTTTTAATGCAGCACCTGGTATATCCCGTTATGGCATTAGCCAGAAGGGTCCAGCAGGACAATTCTAAGTTTCCCAACGAACCAATCGGCCTCGTTGGTGTAAAAGACCGATAGTGCAAGCCACAGTGGATTCCCCGTTCATATGTGAGGTGCGCGACAACTACTAACAAAGGGAGAGTTGCTATGAGCAACAACCGCGAACAATACTGGGATGATGAAGAAGACGATAACGATGAATACACTCCATCTTATCAAGACGAGACAGACCTTGTAAAGAAACTACGTAGGGACTTAAAGGCTGCGCAACGCCGTAACAAGGAACTCGAAACTTCATATGCTGATTTAAGCAAATCTCAAAAAGAGCGGATTATCAAGGATGTACTAACATCCAAGGGTATCAATGCAAAGGTAGCACAGTTTGTACCTTCTGATATTGACACTAATGCAGATGCTATTTCTGCTTGGCTAGATGCAAACGCAGATGTTTTTGGATTCCAATCCGAAGACAAGCCAGCAGTACCAGCGCAGGACATTAGTGCAATGAAGAAGATGGACTCAGTTCTAACTGGAGCAGAACCCGCTTCATCAGACAGCGCAGAAGCGTTGATTGCAAATGCAAATTCTGTTGAAGATATTCTATCTCTAATAAGCGGTCAATAAACCGCGCACTAACCAAAGAAAGGTGGATATCGCCAAATGGCAGATGTCTTTTCAACCATTTCGTCTGGTGTAGGTTCCAATCTCGTAACCATGGCGTACGACAAGTTGGTCGAAATCAACTTGCGTGCAATCCCTCAGTTCCGTGCTGCTGCTGACAAGAAGGTCGGCAATCCTACCCATGACGGTTCATCAATCCGTTTCCAAATCTTCAATGATATTGCGGATACAACAATCGCAGGCGCAACTCTGTCAGAAACAACTGACCCAGATGCAGTTGCACTACCTGCTACATCAACAGTCGATGTGTCACAAGTTGAACTTGGCCGCGTCGTAATCCCAACACGCAAGTTGTCTCTAATGTCTCTTACAGATGTTGACCCATGGGTAGCAAACGCTGTCTCATTCAACATGGCTAAGACACTTGACAACGGTGTTGCTGCAGTACTTGATGGCGGTTCAAACGTAATCCGTCTATCAGGTGGTACAAAGGCACTCTCATACTCATATGAAGGTGTTGGAACTGCTGCTGCAAAGACAGCAATCCAGGCTGCAGATACAATGTCAGGCAACGCAGTTCGCAATGCTGTGACAAAGTTACGTGCTGCTAACGTACACCCTAAGTACGGTGCACAGTACATCTCATACATTCACCCAGAAGTTGCTGCTGACCTTCGTACAGAAACAGGAAGCAACACCTGGCGTACACCTCATGACTACCAGGACCTTACAGCACTACAGGCTGGTGAGACCGGTTCATGGGAAGGTGTTCGTTTCATCGAAACACCAAACATGACCAATACACAGTCAGGTTCAGGCACAGGCGGAACTCAGACACGCGTTTACAACACCTACATCATGGGTGCACAGGCGCTTGCTGAGGCTGTTTGGAAGGAACCAGGCATTGAGTTCGGTAATGTTGTAGATAAGTTAAACCGTTTCCGTCCTGTTGGATGGCACGGTATCCTTAACTGGAGCATCTTCCGTACCCCAGCACTCGTTCGTATCGAGACTGCTGCATCAGGTCGTCCAAACGCTTAGTCGTTAGACAGATTGACACTTCTCTTGACAGTTGGATAGGGAAGTGTCAATCGGTAAAACTACTAGGAGACAATATGGCATACTATTTCACAACACCCACAGTAAGTGAGGGGCCACTTGCTCAAGGTCGCTTATTTAGCCGTTTCCGCCTTGTTAGAGGGGTAACTGTACTAAAGATAGCAGGGGAATATTTTGAGGTAAGATATCCTTCTAGTGAGGAAGTGGCTGCAGCAGATATTGCCTATATCGGTGGATATCGTTATGAGGTTGATGCAACCGAGAAAGCAGCCCTAGAGGCTGCAGGATACACGGTAGAGACCGTATGAGTACTTGTTCACATATCAGTAGGGTAAAGGAGTGGGGCTTCAATGATGACCATGATTTTATCGCTTCTCTATGGGATTGTGTTCTTTGTGGTATTGAATCTAGTGAACCGTTCCGAGAAGAAGAGAAAGTCTCAATAGACCACACTCACTGCGATACAGACCCTTGCTTTGGATGCAAGGCTAAAGGTTTGCAACTAAATACCGGAGATGCTAATTCGCAAAAGAGCATGTCTAATAAGAAATGGGATGGCGAACTTAAAGCATATCGTCAAGCCCGAGCAGATGGAATTCAGCCTGCTGCAACCAGTATGGCTGCTGTTCAGGAGGCTTACCGCGCTTCTGAAACAATGGGTAAAGCGTATGATGCTGACACCATGATAAATACCAAAGCAATAACAAAAGAATCAGTATCAACTCTTAAAGAAACAGGAGACATCTAATGTCAGTTAAAGGCGAGAAGTACGCATCAAAGAAGGCTATGAAGAAGCACGAAATGACCGAATCACCAGCAATGCGCTTAAAGGAATACGGTTCAAAGACTGGTGGAATGAAGCCAGCAAAAAAGACTGCTGCTAAGAAAATGGGAAAGAAGAAGTAATAATGCCAAACTCAGGTAAGCCAGTAGATAAACTTAAAGGTTATATGGGTAACGTCTTCAAAGAAGGACGTGACTTTACAAAGGCTTGGAATGCATCATTTGATGCAACTCAGGCTCGCAATGATGGACCACTTCCAACACGTCAAGCAAACCAGGCTAAGGCATCTGCAACTCGTGATGCACAAGATAAGGCTATGGGACAACTAGCAGGAGCAATCTTGCAAGGTCGTCGTTATGATGATAAAGGAAACCAAATTAAGG